TTCCAGATGGGTATTATTTGGTTCCGTCAGCACTTTATAATGAATTAGGAAAACTATGGATGTAAGTAATGAGATTACAAGCATATTTACAGGAAGGAAATAATTTGATAGGAAAAAAAACAGGAAGATCTGTTCCCATAGATGTCAAAGATGCCAAAAAAACTATTATGAAAGAATGTAAAAATGCTATGAGGTCAACCCCGATATACAGAGGTGTTAACAATGATGCCCCGGCCTTGTTCATTGAACCAAAAAAATCAACCAGGTTATCAGAATATACTGATAATTATTATATGCTTTTATTTCAACTATTACCTTCGTGGAAAAAATATCCGAAACTTTCAAAATCTGTAATTGGTGTAACATCTGTTGGGAAATCAACAAATTGGGCATCAAAATCTTTTCGTGTTTATCCTTATGATGGATATGATATTGGTGTTTGTCCATTTGAACATTTTTGGGGCTCGTTCAAAAAAGTCAATGGTATGGATATTTTGAATGAAAAATTGATGGATTTTTTGGATTATTATAATCGCGATCACAAGCAGCTAAAAAATTTTTCACCCAAAGAAACGGATCCAAATGTATTGAAATCTGAATTTGAAAAAATAGACAAACTGAAACTTGAAAAAACATTTGATGATATTTTTGAAGAATACTTTTTTGGTGGTGAAAAAGTTATCAAAACATTTGACAGAATATTTTCTGCAGAAGATAATGGTTTTAGTCTGGAAGATAGTGGATCAACATATAATATACCATTTGCAAGACAAATATGGACAGAAGCGCCCTGTATATTACTAAGTACCAAGGAAGAAAGAAGGTTTAAAAAAGGATAAAAAATGGCTAGTAGAATTTACTCTTTCAATAAATGTATAAGAAGAACTATAATTCAATTTCTTGCATTATTCAATGATATTCAAATTGAAAGATATGAACAAGACGGCACTATAAAAGGTCGGCATCTTGTTCCTTTAAAATTTGTTCCTAAATCAAAAGCGTATATGTGGGTAACAGAAAGAGGTAGAGATGAAGAAATGTTACCGATGATGATTGTCACTATGACCGGTATTGATTTTGATCCAAATAGATTGACAAACAGACATGAAGATATTAGAGTATCGACAGATTATTCAAGTCTGACTTCTATTTATTCTTCAAATGCTATACCATACAATATTTCTTTTTCTTTACAAATTTTTGCATTACATAATATTGATATTGACCAAATATATGAGCAAATTTTACCATATTTTACTCCACAAGCATACATATTAATCAATATACCTGAAATGGATATGAGTTTTGAAGCTAAAGTTATTTTGAATTCTTGTAGCCCGATGATGACAGACGATACAACAGAAGAAGAAGCGCGAGTTATCAAATGGGAAACTCAGTTTCAAGTTCAAATGTATTTGTTCAAACCAACTTTTACATCAGACCTTATTGGTCCTACAATTGGTACACCACCATTTGATACTTCTGCATCAGCTGCAGAATTTATAGATAAAGGTGATTGGACTATTGGTGTTTCTTATTCAGCTGGTGATTATGTTTTAGATGATGGCACATATTATGTTGCTTTAGTTGATAATATTTCTTCTGATGTAACTGAACCCGGACTTACATCAGCATCGGTATGGACATCTGGGGCTGAATATTATAACGACAGTGTAGTTTTACATGATACAACTTATTATGTTTCATCAGCTTCACATATAGCAGATGAAACTAATGAACCACCATTACCACCATGGACAGAATTATCAGGGCCACCTATAACTACCATATGGCAAGAACTAGCTTTGCCACCAGCACCATCAGGTTGGTCAAGTGAAGATGGGTGGACAGATGGTTGGGCTTTGACAGCTGGAGCCGCAACCTGGGTTCCATCAAGTGCTTCAAAAGGTGGTGCAGTATTTAGGTTTTATGTGGACAGGTCGAAATTTCTACAAAGAGACACAGTATTAGATGATACAAATATGTGGACAGACACTGCGGAAACATTAGCAATACAGCCATTAGCTTTAATTCCTGAAACAGTAGATACTGAAGCAAAAATTTTATTGGATATGGAATTATTTGAAGCTGATTAGAGGTGATATATGGCATTAAGTGCTTTAGGAAAAGCATCAGCAACACAATATAGATTGGTATTAGACCGTATACCCGTTTCTGGTAGTAAAAGGTCTGATATGGATGCGTTGAAACTGAATATATTCAATGTAAACCTTCCAAGTGTTACTTTAGATACTCAACAGATGAATTGGCAAGGCATGCATACACAAATGCATCAGGGCGGAATTACATTTGACCAATTGAATATAAGTTTTATTGTTGATAGTCAATTTAAAAACTGGAAAGTATGTTTTGATTGGTTAGTTTATATAGCAAATAATTATAATAAACCTACTAGTAAACCATCTGATTATGTAACTGACGCATCATTGATTGTTTTAGACAACTGGGATAATGCATTATTCAATATAAGATTTATAAATTTATGGATAACAAGTCTTGGTGAATTAACTTTTTCTGTTAGAGATGGTGAAACACATATTGAATGCACAGCTAATTTTAACTATGATAGATATGAAGTTCAGCAAAGCAATGACGGAATGGGTATAATTCGTTAATTTTTATAAATATAAAAGATGTTATAAATATAAAAGATGAAGGAAAAATTTTATTTCTATAAATAGATATAGAAATCGAAAACATGGGAGGAAAAAAAATGGCTTTTTATCTTAGTCCACAGGTCGCGGTTCTTGAAAAAGACCTATCAAATACGATACCGGCAGTCGCTACTTCCATTGGCGCAATTGTCCTTAGAAACACTTACAGGGGCCCGGAACGTAAAACAATTTATGTAACAAGTGAAAGTACATTGATTGATACTTTTGGTTGGCCGACTTCGGCAGCATCTTGTTATAGAGATATTATGGCAGCATGTGGTTATTTGGCTTATGGAAACTCATTGTATTGCACAAGAGTTATGCCGGATGATTCAACATTTGCTAGTATTATTGCAGTAAGTTCATCTGAAGCAATATCTTTATCTGATGGTGTTGTTAACTGGGTAAACATGTGTCCAGTAGGTCAAGCACCTTCAGCAGTTGGTGTTCCATCAGCTTATTCTCTTGATGATTTGAATAGCTGGGATCCAGATAATTTTCCCGATGATATAAATTGGTCTGATTATCAGTCAGATAATTATCCTTTTGTGCTTCTTGCAGATTCAAGAGGGGCTCACGGAAATAACATAAGAGTTGCTGTTCTTGATTATTATACATCAAATAGAATAGCAGCTTCTGGTGGAACCGCATTTTCTAGTTGGGAAACTTCAGCGGCATTTGTTGATCTTGATTCACCTGTTTCTGATGCAAAATCTTTTGTTATTATCGTGCAGGTAATGGGCCAAGGATCTTCAAGTTATGAAAATGTTGAAATATGGAACCTTTCCACAGATCCTTTAGCAGATGATGATATGGGTATCAATAGGTTTGCAGAATCCATCAATTCAAAATCACGATTTATTAGATTGGCTTTGAACCCACTTTGGAAAAATCAAGAAATTGCATGCTCGACATCTACATGGAAATATCTTGCAGACGGATCAAATGGTACTGCAAACGAATCATTAACAAGTCAATGTATTTCTGGTTATTCATATTATTCAAATTCAGAAGAAATCGATGTAAACATTTTTATTGATTCTGATAAACCAATTACTGTAAAACAGTATCTGATAGATGTTTGTGAAGCAAGAATGGATGCGATGGCTATTCTTGACGTTCCTTATGATAAAGTTGTATATGCAAGAGGAAATATAGAAGAAGGACTTCGTAGATGGTGTTATGAAACATTAAAGGAAAACACAAGCTATGCTGCTCTTTATGGTAACTGGCTTGAAGTATTTGATAAATGGAATTCAAAATATCGTTGGATTCCGGCTTCAGGACACGTAGCGGGAATTTATGCGAATACTGACTCGGTAACAGATCCATGGTTTGCACCTGCGGGCTTAAACAGAGGTCAGTTAAATAGCATTAGGAGATTAGCTTGGAATCCAAAACAGAGTCAAAGAGATCTTCTGTACAAATACAGAATTAACCCAATTGTAGGATTTTCAGGCCAAGGGCAGGTAGTTTGGGGACAGAAAACTTTATTGGATAAAGAATCAGCATTTAATAGAATAAATATTCGTAGACTGTTTATAGTTCTTGAAAAGGCTATATCAACAGCTGCAAAATATTATCTATTTGAACCTAATGACACTACTACAAGAATGTTACTTGTCAATATGATTGATCCATTCTTGAGAGATGTAAAAGCAAGGAGAGGTATTTACAGGTTCCAGATTGTTTGTGATGAAACAAACAATACACCTGAAAGAATGGATAGAAATGAACTGTATTGTGACATTTATATTCAACCAACTCGTACAGTTGAGTTCTTGGTGCTTTCGTTTATAGCAACCAAAACAGGTGTAGCATTCAATGAACTGGCTGGTTCAAGTTTACAGATATAAAAAATGATACTGGATAGAATTAGTTCCATCCAGTATCACACGATATAAATAGGATTACAATTAATTATAAGGAGAGTATAAAATGCCAAGTATTGATATTGATAGCTATCGAGCATCTTTTAGTGGTGGTGCCAAAGCCTTTTTGTTTTACTATAAACCAACATTTCCATCAGAGGTCATGGGTGATACAGAATCCAGCACTTATCTTGTTAGGGCGACAACCTTACCAGAAACAGCCATAGAAGAAATAACTACGAACTGGCAAGGATTTGATTATAGATTTGCCGGTAAATATACTTACAGTGATTGGACTGTAACTTTTAACTGTGACGAAAAAGCTGAAATTCACGCAGCTTATGGTGATTGGTTGAGGCACATTCACGATCCTACCACAAATGTTTATAATACTCCTGCAAGATATATGTGGGATCAAGAATTAGAAATGATTGGAACAGATGGTAATCCAATTGAAAAGTATAAACTTTATGGAGCATGGCCAAAAAATATTGGTCCAATTACACTTGACTATTCAACAAACGATGTTGTTCAATTTGACATTACATTTGCTTATATTTACCATGCAAGCAGTAAAGTTGGATATTCAGTAACACCGAACTTTGCAGGATAAAATACATAAAAAATTATAAAATGAATTACTCACCGGAGGCATGTAATTTTACACATTTCTCCGGTTTTTTTATTATAAATA